ATTCTGGAGCTTCTTGAAAATCTCTTTTTGTCAAACAAATCTGATGATATTTTTTATCAGCATTTAAAACTTGATCTGGCCATGGTGCTATTTTTAAAACTTGTTCCAATGCAACTACAAGTTTTTGTTCATCAAATATTAAAGGTAATTTTTCAAAGTATTTCAACCCTTAACCCAATCCTTTGCAATAGTAAAATTGGCATGAGAAAATTCAAGTCTATCGACTAACTTAACTGCATTACCATCTTTAGAATTAATAGCAACAAAACCTTCTGGTGCTGTAACTTTATAACCACTACCAGTTTTTAAAAATGTTCCGATACCTTGAATGGTTTGTAATTTTCTAACAACCATTTCTTTTGCTTCAAGTATACCCAAGTATGTTGCTATCGTAAAATAAACTTCAGTTTTAAATCTTTTTAAAACTTTTTTAGATTCTCTCTTTACTTCTTGATAAGACTTTTTACCTTGAGGTGTTTTCTTAGAAGCAATCTCTTTAGATACTCTGTCCATATAATACTTATCAAACTCTTGAACAAGTTTTTTAGTATCTTCTATTTTTATTCCACTACGAACTTTAGTATTAAAAAAGATTTTCAAAAGAGGAGCTATTCCCCACTTAGAATTTTCAGCAGTCTCTTTTGCTAACACATTTAGAAACTTCCCAGCCTTAACAGCTGCACCAGCAATCTGATTTATTTTTTTCTCAAGTTGCTTAGTTTCTTTTGGTGTAAAAGTTGCGGCATTAGCAGTATCAACATATGCATCATCAAACCAAACTTTTTTAGTTTTTCTAAAAATACTTGAATCAACACCATAAGATGCTTTCAAAGAACTAATAGTATCTCCTGTATACTTCGTATGCCACACAACTCCTAGAGTTGCTTTTCTCATTTGAGAAGCCAAATCACTATCTTCTGGAACAGCATAAGTGATAGTATTTGGTGTAAATGTTAAACAGCTCGCACCATCAATTTTCTGTTTGGTTAAATCACCCTTAGAAAACATAATATCACCTTGATAAATGCCTTCCATACCAAGATCGGGTAAAGTTTTTATGGCAGCTTTGAGTTTATCTGAAGGTCCTTGTGTACCATGATTAGCTTCAACATCAGCTACTGTATAATTAATTTTAGGAACCTTATTAAAAAGGGCTTTTGTTGCTACAAAAAACTTTCCGTTCTCAGGATTTATACCAGCATAAATTGCGGGTGCGCCATCCCATTTTACAGTTACATTCGTTTTACTTTTCCCTCCTATTAACATAGTATTGAGAGATTTTAAAAACTGAATTGCTGTAGTTGCACCTTTCACACCATTGTTGATGATCTCATCTTCAAGATGCTCCATGTGCGTTCTTCTATCTTCATTCAATAATCTTCTAAACGATTTCATTATATAGTCAATGTCAAATTATTTTTATTTAATATGTTGTCTTGTACATCCATTTCCAATCCAAACATATTTCCTAAAGCCATAATACCGGCATCTGCATATTCTTTAATTTTTGATATAGCCTCTTTAATAATACCTACAAATTTATTCCAAACTTTCTTAATACCATCCATTAACTTTGTAGCTAATGATTTAATTCGATCAAAAAATGCTCCTTCAGTTATAGCATTTTCTTCTAAATAATTTTGATAAATATCATATTGTTTAATATAATTTTCAAACAAATCATTAGATTCAAACTGTACTTCTTTTACACCCAATCTTACATTCTGATATATATTATAACCTAAATGATTTGATGTTGAAGAACCTTTCCAATTAACATCTATATTAACTTGATCGGCATATTCTTTAATTGTTTTTGAAGTAGGTCCCTTAATCTCATGTTCTTTAATTAAGAAATCTTCAACCATTCCTTTTGGTTTCCAAACAAACATATACTCTGCTGTCTGTACTGCACTCTTTCCAAATTTCTGTGAACCAGATGCTGCTTCATAAACAAATCCCAATTTAAATAATTCATTCTTTTTAAATAAAGCTTTTAATTTTTTCTTAACTTCTTCTTGATTATCCTTAAAAACTGTATCCATATTTTTAAGAAGTTTTTTATTTTCTTTAGCAATATATGTAGGTGCTAATTTAGCATTAGCTTTACCTTTCGCTGTTGCCATCTGCTTCATCTCTTTACTAGGATTAGCAGCCTTAATTGATTTTTTAAGTATTGCGGCCTTTTTAGGATTCTTTTCTTTCTCTAATTGTTTTTTTAATTTCTCCCAACGCTTAACTTCTTTCTCTGCCCATTTTTGCATACTATCAGTAGCACGTGGATTAGTGTCTCTAAATCTTTTCATTACTTTAACAGAAGCATAATAACCTTTTGTTGTTGCTTCTTCTAATTTAGACATAGAATCAGTTAAAGTTTTTACAGCATCAATTTTTGCTGTCCTAGCTGCAGCGTTAGCAGTTGCAATTGACTCACCTTTTTTTCCTGACATCAACTGAGCGCCATCTGCATTCTTAACAGAATACTTATAACCTCCTATAACAATATCTGTCTTAGAAGTATCTGATCCTTTTTTATTTGCCCATTCTGACCATTGAGAAGTTAATTTACCTTTAGCTTGGATTTGATATGTTCCATCACCTTGAACTACATCCGAAACATTCTTTCCAAATTTCATTAACCCTTTAATACTATCTTCTTCTTTACCTTTATCCCAAACAGAATTTGCTTTTTTAAATTCTTTATTATTTGCCATAGCATCTAACAAAATATCTTTACCCTTTTTACCACCGGCAGATGCAGCTTGATAACAAATACCAATAACTGTTTCCATAGCAGTAGAAAGATCAGTAGCCTCAAATAAATTCTTTAAATGTTTTTCTTCTCTAAAAGTTTTAAATGACTTCATAGTTTTTTTAATCTATCTATGGTACATAGAGGACAATCCTCCACGGAAATGGAACGAAAAGGACAAAGTTTATAATGTTCAATATCGTCAAATCCACCCAACATAAAAATACTATTCTGACTCTTTCCTTTTTTCTTAGCTAATTTTGATGCAGAATCTTTGAACAATTCTATAATTGATTTTTCTTTCATATATCTGTATTTATAGTATATATTACCTATTATTTATAATAATTCAACATTTGATTAAATTTTCCAATCATCTAAAACGGGTTTAATTGGTCTATTTGCCGTCAATGGTGCTATTTTAACGTCTTTATGTTGCTTCAAAAATGGAGTATCTGAGGAACTAACTTGCGTATTTTTAGCATATGAAGTAGTAGAACCTCCATCAGCTAATACCGGTTGTTTATCCTGTGAAATACTCTCCAATCTCATACGTTTTTTATTAATACTAATCATAAATTTTGAGTTATAAGTAACATCACTATAACGATTCTTCAATTGCTTAAACATAAGTTGTTGACTCCCAGCATCTTCTTTTGCAACTATTGCCATCATCAAATCAGCAGTTGCTGGTAAACCAAATGATTCAGATATATTTGACATATCAGGATCAGAACTCATATATCCTTCACGATTTAACTGTGAACTTGTGATAATAGGAGTATTTGATTCAACTGCAAAACCACGAATCTCCTCTGCTATGGATTTGATATAAACATAAGTATTCATATTTGATGTCCACTTTACTCTACTAGATGCACATATATTTAAATAATCTAATATAATAATTTGTGGTGTAAATCGTTTCTTTATTTTCAACTCTCTCAACAAAGCACGAAAATTACCAACATGCGCACCTGAAGTAGGATATTCTTTAATAATTAATTGTCCAAAATTTCTAGTAGAGTTCATCATCTTTTCAATTTTTTTATTAAATGACTCCCTCGGTAAATGTTGAATTTGATCTAAGTCAATATCTAACAAATTAGCATCAATTCTTTCTGCTATTCTTTCCTGTGCCATTTCCATTGTAATATACAAAACATCAAATCCCTGTTTGATATATTCAGATGCCAAATGAGTCTTGACTAATGTTTTACCTACTCCCGTACCACCTAAAAATACTGTCAAAGTTTTTGGTGATATTCCACCATTAGTAATTTTATCAAGAATCTCTAAATTAAATGGAAATTTTTGTTCTCTTTTATGATAAAAATCCCATCTATCTGTTGCATCTTCAATATAATTATGACCAACACTTTGATCTAAAGATACTCCAAGTGCATCCGTCAACATATCTGGTATTGCATCTTTTGGTCTATTTGTATCTTTACCTTCTAAAATAGCAATCGAATCTACAATACCATTATATACAGCAGCATCTTTTGCCCACTTTTCTGTTTCATATAATAACCATTCTGGATCATTTGATTTACTATTTCCTAAACCTTTTAAAACCTCTTTACAATTACCAAACAAACTTTCATTTAAATCTGTTCTATTAGTTATAAGTGATTCAAGTGTTTTTATTTCTGGTGGTTTATTATATTCTGTTATATACTCTTGTATTTGTGTAAAAATAATTTTCTCTGGTGTAGCTCTAAAATATTCTGACTTTAAAAAGACCGATACCATTCCAGCATACTCATTGTCATGTATTAAATTTTCTAATATTAACTGCTCTATCCTCATCTATATTATTCTCCTTTATAAATCCACTTCGACAGTAAAAACTTATTAGCCATAATACTTTGTGTTTGACCTAAAGAAATCATACCAATCATTCCATCTAACACCATACATAAACAAAAGAACAAATATTTAAATCTTGCATATGGTAATCCAGCATGTATAGTTTTTGTAAATGTAGGTTGTTCTTCATTAATTTCATCATCCTTAATCTTTAAATCTTCTAAAGAATCTTTAAACTGTTGTTCCTCTGTAGGATAATAAACTGTACCTGTCTTAAAATCTATTTTCACTTAATACACCTATTATTAATTCACGACTCTCTTTTACATTTATTTCTAAAAACGGTTTATAATTATAACATAATGTTTTTTGATCTCTCCAAATAGGATCAATTAATTTTTCATCAATATTTTTAACAAACTCTAAACAAATATCTAATACAGTAAAAGTTTCTAATGAAATATCATTTCCTAATAACAACTTTAATATAGGTGGATGATTAATCTCATCACAAAGAAATAAATCATTAAACTTTATATCATATTCTTTTAAATATTCTACAATAACTTTAATATCTTTTTTTAAATAAATAGAGAATGTAGTCATTCTTTCTTTATATTCATCAAAATAATCATCCTGAAATTCTGGTGGATGTAATTTACCTTTTGTAAATTGTGATAAATAATAAAAAATTAAATCAACTTCATTAACATATTTTTTACCTAATGTAGTAAAAAATCCTCGTTGCCAAGAAAACCCTGTACGACTCTCAAACTTGGCAAAATATTTTTCCATAGATTCGATTGTACCCCATGACGCATTCCCACAATATTTAAAATAATCGTATGACGTTGTAGTAAAATGTAAATATAAAGCATGATATACTTTCCAAGCTTTATAAGTTCTATTTGTTTCTATTGTTTTTTGTTTAGGAAATGTAATCATTCACTCGACCCATATGAAAATTCTTTCTTTGCTGCTTCTTCTAACTTGGTCATTACATCCTCGGTAAAATACTTCTCGGGATCATTCACAATAGTTTTCTCAAAAGCTTTTCCAGCTGGAGTTTCAAATCTAGTTGAAACTTTCTTAAATATATCATATTTCTCTGCAAGTGTAACTAAACCATAATACTTATCTAATCCTTTTTTATAATCTAACATAGTTTCTGTAACTGATTCTTCTTTGGTCATTCTTCCTTTAACCAATTTCATCTTAACAATATTTCCTAATACCTCAGTACCATCTTTAACTTTTCTTTTACCAAGTGTTACAATAACTGATGCTGCATACTTAATCCCTCCTCCACCAGAAATTTCTTTAGATGGAAACATACTCCCTACTTTATCATAAGTATGGTTTGTTATGATAAGAGGAATATTTGCTTGCGCTAATTTCAACGCAAGAGTTCTAAAGGCAGATCGAACAGCTGGCGCACGGGTCATATCTCTTTTATCAGAACCACTCGCCGAATCTTCCATCTCTTTTCGTGTAGATAAATTACCAAGTGAATCAAGAAAGATCATAACTTGATAATCTTTATCCATATTATCAATTATCTTGATTGCTTGTGTTTTAAATTCTTCTACTGTTGCAACTGGTAATACAATAAATCTATCAGGATCTAATCCTCTCTCTTTAATCATATCAGATGTCAATGCACCTTCACTCTCAAAGTAAAGAATAATATTACTTTTATCTTTATTCAAATAATTTTTAGCTATACTTAATGCAAAGAATGTTTTACCAACTGCCTCTGAACCAGCTAAACAAGTTATCTTGTTAGATGGTACACCACCATATAATGAACCAGACAATAATGCGTTTAATGAATATGAGCCTGTATCCACAAAAGTAGAACAATCACCAACAATACCAGAGGATACCACGCTAGCAAAATCATTTTCAGTTACCTTTATTAAATGTTTAACAATATTTTTAACTTCAGTCATTATATACTCCTAAAAGAAAGATTCTAAAGTACCTCTTTTTTCCGTTTTCCATCCAATAGCATCTAATATATTTTTAATAGGTTGTAAAAAGGCTTTATCAAATTGCATATCATAATCTATATATTTTTCTAAATTAAATTCTTTTGGGAGGTGTGTGGAAACCGATAGAACATTTTGATGTAGAGGATTAGGTTCTTTAAGATAAGCAAATTTAATTTTTTCACCTTCACGAATTTTCGCATATTTTTTTGTTAATTGTTTTTCTCTCAAAAGATAATTATAAACTAAAACACCTCTAACATGAATAGGTGTTCCTTTACCATAGATACTTTTTGTAGAAGTATATTTTTCCACACCGTGTACAGAGCGAGGAAATGCAATATCTTCAAAAGATAATTTTTTAAACTTATCCCGATAATCTTGTAATTTATCTAATACAGTATTTTCATCTGTATTAATAATTGTACCTATCAACTCTTTAATTTTTTCTCTACACCATTCAGGTGTAGAACTACGAACACTTTCTATACCCATAATCTTCAATTTGGGTTCTTTATACTTAACACCCTCTGAATCATAAACATTAAGTATATATCTTTTCTTCGCAGTCCAAATACCTTTATCAGCAATTACTTCTCTACCCATCTTCATCTTTTGTGCGTATGAATTTACATACGAATGAAGGTTTTGATAACTGATATTAATAAATGGTTCAATTTTATCTTTACTAATCTTATCCAAGAAAGTGATAATTTTTGTCGTTTGATTAAGACTTCCTGACTTTTGAAACACTTTATTAACAAGGCTATCAAACGTGACGTATATGCTATCCGTATCCGAGGCGACAACATAATCAATCTCCTTTGTATTAAGTAGATTGTTAATGTATGTATTTATACCTTTGTCAATCCAGCGAATTGCTAGTTGTCCTGCTGTCGTTATACCTTCTGCCATCTCAAGAGAATAATAACGAAAATGTTGATTAGCTAATGCACCATAAGCACTATTCAACAAAATCTTTTTCGACATCTGAATATTATTACATCTTGATATATTATTAATTACTGTTTGTTTGTTCTTATAATCACCATCTTCTAATTTTTGTTGTTCCTTCAACATCTTTTTCTTAAATTCAACTCTTTCATTATACATATCTTCCATTAACTGTGGAAGAAATCCTTTATATTGATTAGTAAAACATTGACCATTTGGTGTCATACAAGAATTATTATCTTTAAGAAATTTTGTATCTATTTCTTGACTTAATAATTTATCAACTGTTATATCCTTAATAATATCTGTTTTTGTTTCTGGACTTATATTATATTGTTGAATAAGATGAGGATAAAGAGAATTGAGATCAAAACTCATAACCCAATTATGTAAACCTGTCTGAGGTTCTTTTACATATGCACCAACAAAGTCTGTTCGATCTGATTCTTCACCTTTATTAGGAATAACAACATTTCTTTTCTTTAAGAAATTATAGATAATCGAATCCCAAGTTCTTACAGGAGAAAATACATCTTCAAAATTAATCTTAGATTCATATGCAATAGTAACAACCAACTCCAATAACTTCATTTTTTCATCAAGTTTTTCTACAATTTCAACATCACGAATATTATATTCAATAAATTTTTGATAATTTGTTTTATATAAATCATAACCTTGTACTTCACCAACAGCAACTTTTTTTAATCCTAACTCAACAAAACCAATATAATCTAACCGATATGATTCTCTAACTTTATATGTAAACTTCTTATATAAATCAAGATAATCTAAAATTGAAATACCCGGAATGGTGTAATAATAATTTTCTCTACCAGCAATAAAAACACTTCTATCATTTATTACACCGCTCGGAGATAAATTATTAACTTTAAAATGTTCAAAATGTTTATAACGATTTATTAAATAAGGAATATCAAAAAATTTACAATTCCATCCAGTTATAATATTTGGATAATTTGTAGTCCACCAATGATAAAAAGAATCTAACAATTCTTCTTCATCTTCACATTCATTATAATTAATATTTTTTGTATCGTCATGTGGAACATAAGAACCTGTTCCCCAAACAAAATAAGTATTACTTATACTATCGTGAACTGTAATAGCAGTAATTTCAGAAGAAGCTGTTTGAATATCAGGAAATCCATCTTCTGCAGATACTTCAATATCAATAGTGTATATCTTTAATTTATTATAATTCCAACGAATTTTACTAGGATATTTTTCAGAAATATATTGAACCATATAATTCGTATTCCCGTAAATAGGATAATTCTTTATATTTTTATATTGTTTAATAAAATCTTTACAGGAAGGAATATCATCAAACTTAACATGGCCTACAGGTTCGCCATCAAGAGTTTTATATTGACACTTATCGGGAGGAGCCGTAACATACATTGTAGGTTGGAAAGTCTCATTAGAAGAATATTCATTATCATCTTGAAACCAACGACAATATATTTTATTTTTAATTAAACCAACGTAGGTATAGAAATTCATTATATAATTATATCAAAAAAGGGTGGAAAAAGCAAGTAAAACTATCTTAATGAACTAAGTTTGATTCCTCAGGAACAACTAAACCTGAGCCAAATACTCTATTATATTCATTTATCAAATTAGTATCAGGTGTGCCAATAACCATAATATGTTGATCTTTTAGAATAAATTTTTCTTCTTTAGCATATGGCAACCAAGGTGCAAATCCTAATTTATCTTTTGCCATAGGAACCATTACGACCGGATTACTAATAGAATTTTCTTCCTCGTTCCATTCACCTACCAATTCTTCACCACTAACCATCCTTACAACTTTAATATTCATAAAATCTCCAATCATTCAAATAAATTAGAATCAATTTCCGTGGCTCCTCTTGCTTCATGTTCACCCGCTGATTTGATTCCAACATTTCCAATACTATATTTTGCTTGTAAATCCCAATCATCTTTTTCACCAAAAGGTAAAATCTTTAATTGACGTATTGGTACTGTAGGTTGTGCTTTTTCAGCATCAACAAGTTTTACAAGTTCCCATTCATGTAAAAGATTGGCAACTGTATTTCTTCTTTCAAGATCGTTTTCTGAAATATTTGTAGCTTTGCCATCCAAAGCAAAAAGTTCTTTGAAATGAACAATATAATATTTTCCTTGTTTATGTAATATATGGCATGATTGAAATAACTTTTTTTCTTTTCTTGAAGCTATTCCAATGCGTGTGAGGGTTTCTTTGACTTTTAAAAAATCATCATCTTCTTTCAATTTCACTTCAACCATATCATCTATTGACCACTTAATACTATCTTCCATTGTAACATCTCCTTTCAATTCAATAATAAATCATTATATAATATTTATACTATGGAGATTTTCCACCTTTACTCATTTTTTGTTTTAGATAGTGAATATCGTCCTCATTTAGAATATTCAATGCTTCTAATGCTTTTTTATTGCTATATTTGTAATATTCTTTAACAATAGACAAATCATCTAACTTTTTTGTTTTTATCCATGGCCGAAATGGCCTTTTCTTTTTCTCGACTGTCTGATGAAGAAAATCATAATGAGCTTTAGTTTCGACCATCGGATTCTCATTCATCATATTTGCGTAATGGATTAAATCAGGTTGGTAGGATAAAGAACGATTTACAAAAAACGCTTTATAATCTTTTCTTTCTCGAATACAATCACCATCATAATCTTTTTTATTCATCAAGTCATTAGCATACTGAAACGGATTCATTTAATTCTCCTCTGGAGGTGGTTGATCTAATCTCCAATCACTTTTCATATTAGCTTTCAAAGTTTCATCATAAGGATTCCAGTCAATATTTCTCATCATATTAAGAGGATTTTGTTTCTTCTTTTTTCTTCTAGGTCCTTCTTCCTGTTCTTGTGGAAATTGACCTTCACCTTGTTGATCGTAAAAGAAATCTTCAAACATTTTTCTACTTTTTTCACTTTCTTTTTTCCATTTTTCTAACCATTCTTTTCGAGATTGTAAATCTTGATATGGGTCTGATTTAGGATCAGATTTAATTTCTCCATCGGTTTCATCTTTTTCTAACAAATGTTTTAATCTAATTTCATTTATTTTTTGTTTTTCATCAGTAGGTAATTTATTCCATTGTCGGTGTAAAATATTATTTAAATTCTGAAAAAGATTAGCATATAATTGCTCATTTTCTAATGATGCAGCAAAGGCTAAAACAAGAGTAAAGGTCTTATTTAAATCCTCTAAATCACCAAGGTAATTACCATCTTGACCTTGAAGTTCACGACTAAAAAGTTCAACTGAACCATCTGTACGAACAATTAAAGCACTATCATCAGCACCTAATTTAATTTTTAATGAACCCTTATTATCGGGTTTTTCTTCTTCAGACATATTACACCTCCACTAGTATTTATATATCTTTTACTTTCCAAAAGAATTTAATATATCAGTTGGAATAGTTTTCGTTGGTTTTTGTACAAAAACACTAGCCAATATTGATGGATTATCAGGATTTTTAGGATTATCAAAAACTTTATCTATAATTTCTAAATTTTGAACAATTTTACCTCTAAAAAATTCTTGATATACTTCTTTCATATTACATGCAACAATTTTATTAACCTTCTCATTAAAATCCATTTGAAGCTTTAAATTATGAAATGGTATAACTTGATTAAACTTATAAAAAGTTAATTCATCTTTCTTATTATATGTATTAAAAAATCCATAAGAATTTACTAAGTCTGTACATATAGGACACACGCAAGGAAATCTAAACTCTTTATTTAAATTCTTATAATCAATCGTATTAGTCCAATTCATTTCTTCCATAGACGTTATTCCCCCATGAAATCTACCTCCTAAAAAATATGAACCATAAACACAACCTCTATTCCATGAGGTAGAATCATAAGTAAGCTGAACATCTATATCTTTTTTATTAAAAATATGTTGTATATATTCCATGTACAACATAATTTCACATGAACTAAATCCGAACAAATGAAAATATTCACATTCATCACGTTCAAATTCTCCATTGTTCAATAAAATTAAAAGTACATTACCTATTAATTCTAAATTTCCTTTTGATCCTCCATAACCCCATCCATTAAATGTTTTAAACTTCGACATTGGTTTATACCATTGTTCCATTGCCGTTTTATTTTGACCTTGCATTACATTTAAAACTTTAGATTCAGACTTTGCATTCTTTGCATAATACTCCGCAGACTCTAAAGATTTAGATAAACTATAATCATAATCATATAACTTAGAAAATGCCGGTCTATCAAGGATAGGAAAAATATTACCGTTAGCTTCAGACCATTTTAAAGCTACTTCATCAGTAAACACATCTTTATTTACAGTTCCCATAGCCAACTGAAACCCACCACTATCTACAAATATATGACATTCATCTCCTATCTGTAACTTTTCACGAAAATTTTCTTTTCTAAATTGTGTTCCAGCAGAAATTAAAATATACGGATTTGTAAAATAAGGATCCAACTCTTTATTAAAAATTCTTAAAGATTTCTTTTTTTCAAAATCTGGTTGATACTTTTTACTTATATCATTGTCCGTATAATTATAAAACATTGACATTAAACCATCACTATATGCTGGAATATATATCGCGTGTTTTTCTTTATTCATTTATTCCTTTCATATTATTTAACAGAGAAAAGAACTCTGCTTTCAAATGATCTATTTTTAAAAAATCACCACGTATTACAGATGTCAACATATCACTTTCATGTTCTTTAACACCACGAGCGGTCATACAAAAATGTTCCGCCTTAACAACAACAGCTACTCCTTTAGCTTCAGTTTCTTTTTCAACCATATCAGCTATTTGTTCTGTCATTTCCTCTTGTATTTGAGGTCTTGAAGCAATCCAATCAACCATCCGATTAAACTTAGAAAGACCTATAACTTTTTTTCCCGGGAAAATCCCAATATAACATTTACCTGATATGGGTTGAAAATGATGAGCGCAAGTTGAATCAATACTAATAGGACCCGTCATATATAATTGGTCATACATCTTAGCATTAGGAAACGCTGTTACTACAGGTGGAGGATAATATCTACCACGAAAAGTTTCATTAATAAACATCTTAGCAACTCTTTTTGCTGTGTCTTTTGTATTATGATCTTTCTGTGAATCTATAACTAAAGAATCTAATACACCTTGAAAAGACTCAGCAACTTCTTCTATGAGTCCGTCTATATCTCCATCCTCTAAAAAAGCATAAATCGAATCATTAGCCAGATAAGATTTTGATGAATCAACACTTTCAAAACTATAATCTAATCTTTCTTTAATCTTTTTAGAAATCTTCATACACTAACACCTTCTGAATCATGTATAGGATCAGGAACACCAGCCAACTCAAATCCTTTCTCTCTCAAAAGACATGCATGACATTTTCCACAAGGAGGAAATTCTCCATTATAACAAGTATGACTATACTTTAAAGCTTCCATACAACCCGGAAGATCAACAGCCATTTC